AGTCTTGGGTGTGTCATAAAAGGTGATGGCCCGGGTCGTGGGGACGCCGGGCCATCTAGGAACGCGATTGAGGCGCGTTAACTAATGGCTAACAGGAAACTGTCGGGAAGTCAACTCCGATCATTTCGGAGTGACGTTGCACGTCTGAAAGCCAAGGGGCTAGTTTCAGACAAGGTAGATGCACGGTCGCAGAAACCGACACGCTACATGCGTGATCTGGTAAACAAGCGGTTCGCTGGCGTCCTCGCTGGAAAAGACAAAGTCGTCAAGGCGCCCTCGCGTAAAGAGGCGTCGATTTTTGACGAGCGCTTTGACCGAAAGGGTCGCGCCATCATCGTCCCGAATGCCAAGGGCGAAAAACTCCGATACTCCAAAAAGAACCACGAGATTACGTCACGCGTAAAGCAGAACGGCGTTGACGTTCAAAAGGTGTATAGCCCTAAGCGCCTCACCGGCGTTGAAGCCCTGCCGACTGGCAAGGGTGTTCTATACACTCTAAAGCTAGGAAAGAATGGCGGACAGTTTTCGTTTGACACTAAGCTAGGTCTCGCCAATTTCCTGCGGTCACTTTCCGACAGTGGATGGAAAGACGCAATCCAGTATGTCGAGGTTACTAGAGGCCACAAGTTTGAAGGCGATCTGGAGGACTTCTCAGACGACATGGACAATGACGGAGGCAATGAGGCTCTAGCCGAATTGGCCGCTGATGCTCGTGAAAGCGCGCCGCGCAAGCCGCGCAAGAAAAAGCGTTGAGTGGCACAAAATGAGAGTGTTACTCAATTTTAATTGCAGCGGTATCGGGCGCCAAGAATTTGAAACTCTTGGGCATGATGTTTGGACATGCGATCTAAAGCCAGCCGAGGACGGGCATAGAAAGCATATCCTGGGGGATGCAATAGAAACCGCATGGCACGGCGGCCCTTGGGATTTGATGATAGCCCATCCGCCATGCAATGATTTGGCTGTCTGTGGTGCAAGATGGTTTAAGGAAAAACTGAGGGCCGATCCTCAATGCCAAAAAAGAGCGCTTACTTTATTTGCGCAAACTCTGATGGCGCCAATTCCAAAGAAGTGCGTCGAAAACCCAAAATCTATAGCATCCAGCTATTGGCCTAGAACGCAGGCAATTCAACCTTGGCAGCACGGTCACGGCGAAGTAAAGGAAACGTGGCTTTGGTTATATGGCTTACCGCTTTTGGAACCATCGGAAATTGTAGACGGTCGCGAGCCAGTCGTCTGGAAAATGGCCCCGGGACCAGACAGGGCCACAAACAGAGCTAGGAATTATCCGGGCATATTGCGGGCTATGGCCGCTCAATGGGGTTGAGTGGCGTAGCGTCGGATTTCCTAGCCAGCATTGGCGATGTAGACGCGGAAATCCTGGAACCCCAAGACGATCCCGTCGAGATACCGGGCGCCCCGCTTCCACGCGTCGGGCGTCCTCGCACGTATTCCCCAGATCGGCCGGCAACGGCGGCTGAACGTCAGGCCCGTTCGGCTGCGTCGACGCGTTCGGAGAAGGCTGAGAACCGGCTAGATCACGTCGCGGTTTTGGACTTTGAGACAGACCCGTTTGATAAAGAGACCGACGCCCACATTGCCCCGTTTACGGCGTGCCTGTATTCGCGCAATTTTGAGCCAGTCATAATCTGGGATGAAAACGAGGACAGCTTTTTAGACAAGGTAATCGCAGCCATCGAAGAATTGCCGGGCGCCTATACCATATATGCCCACAATGGCGGCAAATTCGATTTCATGTTCTTTATTCACAAGCTACGCGGCAAGCTGTCTTTTAAGGGTCGCGGTCTCATGTCCGCCAAGATCGGGCGCCATGAGCTACGCGACAGTTTTCATATCATTCCCGAAAAGCTGGCGTCTTTTCACAAAGAAGAATTCGACTACTCTTTTAATCTCAAGAAAAACAGGAACGCCCGGCGCAAGCAAATTATTGCTTACATGGTTTCCGACTGTGAATATCTCTATGACATCGTTATGGGGTTCCTGTCTCGCTTCGGCTTTAAGATCAGCATCGGCCAAGCGGCCATGTCGGAACTGCGCAAGCATTACAAGGTAGGTCGGATAGGGGCCAAAGTAGATGAGACCCTGCGAGAATTCTTTTTCGGTGGCCGTGTCGAGTGCCTTGCCGGTCGAGGGCATTTCGTAGGACCGTACAAGCTCTATGATCGTAACAGCATGTACCCTGCCGCTATGGCGCAATTGCAGCACCCTATTGGAAGTCACTACATTAGGCGCGAGCGCAAGTCCGGTCCTGATGGGGATGTCAAGATAGGGCCCGATACATTCTTTCTCGACATTACATGTCGCAATTATGGTGCCCTGGTTGTCAGGCGCCAAAACCCAGATACGCACGAATGGGAGACGACAACAGAGCAAGAATACGGGCGTTTCAAAACAACCATTTGGGAATATAATACGGCTCTAGAACTAGGGCTGATTTCCAACATCAAAATACACGCTGTCATTGATTGTGCCGAAAAGTCTGATTTCAGCAAACACATACTTCCGTTGTATGTCGAAAAAGAAGAGGCCAGCAAACGGCTACGCGCTATCATAGAGAAAGATGGCGGCGAGGGATTGACGCCCCATTATTGGGAAGCAAAACAGCAATACATGTTTTGCAAGTTTATCCTGAATAATAGCTATGGGAAGTTTGCTCAAAATCCGCGCAACTATAAAGAGACATTCATAACAGGGCCAGACGATCCGTGTCCTGATGGATATGACCAGTTGCTACCATCGTTCCGTAATGAACAATTCGCCATATGGGAAAGGCCGGCGCTCAAGCAAGGCTTTGTCAATGTCGGCACTGCGGCGTCTATTACCGGGGCCTCGCGCGCCGATCTGATGCGAGTAATTCACGGCGCCACAGACCCGATCTATTGCGACACTGACAGCGTAATTTGCCGGGCTGTTGACGCCAGCGTGCCGCTACATCCCACGGCGCTAGGCGCTTGGGATTTGGAAAAGGAAATGGATGAAGTAATTATAGCCGGTAAAAAATTGTACTACTATGGCAAGATTGGACAAGAGGCCAAAGGCAAAGTAAAATCGAAAGGTGCAAGCGGTCTCAATCGCGCCGACATGCTCAAATTATTGGATGGCGAAATCATCGCTACAAAACAGGACGGGCCGACACTTACGCGCAACGGTCGACAGTTCTATATGAAGCGCAAAATTCGAGCAACAGCGCCGCTCAAGAAAAACAGAGCGCGCAAAACTGAAAGGGTCTCAGCATGATTACCGGACGCGAGCAGCACATTATTGCGGTGTTCAATTCGATGGCGCCGCTCGACAATGCGCCGTTGATTGTTCCGCGTGACTACAATCTCACGGCTGACGTTGAATACGAGGATGATTTCACAGTCGGGCAAATGGACCATGTGTTGCCATTCGTGCAATCTTGTTTCATCGACAACGGCGCCAATGGTTCGCCGCTCTGGATTTACTTCCCTATCAGCGACTACACGTTGCGCGTTTCCAGCAATATGCAGGGGACGTTCCCGGTTTTTTCGCCAATGCCGTTCAAGCCGCGTCTCACCATGAAGGGCGGCTCCGGCCTCGTTCGCATCAACTGGTGCAATTTTGCACAACCCTATTCGGCGTGGACTTCGGTCTAAGGAGGATCAAATGAAGCTCAATAAATTCGTCCTCGCAGGTCTGGCCCTGCTGTTCTCGGCGCCTGCTTTCGGACAGGCCCTGTCCACCGGCAAGGTGACAACTGCGGCGCCTACCTACACGAATGGCGCTGCCGGCGCCCTGTCTCTCGACACGAGCGGCAATCTGCGCGTCGTGACAAGCGGCGGTGGCGGTGGCACGTCTGACGTGAACCTTGTCGAAATCGACGGGGTGGCCGTATCGAACACAACGCCCGGCACTTTCGATGTGACGTGCATTGCTGGCTGCGTTGCCGGGTCTGGCGTTGTCAATGGCGAGGCCACGACTGCGGCGCCGACCTATATCGACGGCACCGACAATCCCCTGTCTCTCGATCTGGCCGGCAATCTGCGGGTGCTGGTCGGCAATACGTCGATTGCGGTCACGCAATCCGGGACGTGGAACATTGGCACGCTGACGAGCATTACCAACGCCGTCGACGTTGTTGGCAATGTAGCGTCTGGCGCGACCGATGCGGGTGATCCGGTCAAGATCGGCGCCGTCTACAATTCGACGTTGCCAACCCTGACAAGTGGTCAGCGTGGCGACATTCAAATTTCGTCGCGTGGCATTTTGCTGTCTGCTTTGTCAGCACAGAACGGCACTACCATTGGCGTTAATACCTCTAGCGACGGTGCATCACCGGCAATCGGTCTTAATGTCACGGCGCAATCTCAGGCGTGGAATGGAACCACTTGGGACCGTGTGCGAGGCGATACTACCGGCGCCTATTCTGTCGTTGTCGCACCGTCGACGCAGGGCGATACGCTGTCCTCTAGCGCCATACTCGCCAACTCAACAAATTCGACGCTGGTAAAGAACGCGCCCGGGACGCTGTTTGAAATCAGCGTCTATAACAATAGCTCGACTATTGCCTATCTCAAGCTCTACAATAGCGCCAGCGCTCCGACCTGTGGAAGTGGCACGCCTGTTGCCCGGTATCTCATTCCCGGCGCCGCGTCTGGGGGTGCGGGTTCCAATGTCAACATTTCTGTCGGCAAGGAATTCACAACCGGCATTAGCTACTGCGTCACGACGGGCATTGCCGACGCTGACACTGCTGCGGTGGCCGCAACGACGTACCTCGTTAATCTGACGTATAAGTGAGGGCGCCATGCTCAAGCGGATTTTTCTAGGGCTATTCGCGGCGCTTGCTTTTTCTATCAGCGCCGTTGCGGATGGCACGCTTACGCTTGTGGGAGCCGGATCGGCAGGCGGTGTGGCACCGCCTGCGACCATAACGTATCTGTCGCAGAACGCGCCGGGTGGCGCCGGATCGTCGCAGACAATCTCGGGCGCGTCACTCGGGACGGCTGCGGCCAATCGCTATATTGTGGTTGTGCAAACCGGTGTTTTGCAATCGGCTTGCACAACACCGACCGTCGACATTGCGGGCGTTTCGGCTACCTTGATAGGTGGCACTGCAACAAGCCGTGGCGCATGGATGGCTCTTGTTCCAACCGGGACAACTGGCAATATCGTTTACACATGCACAACCGGAACGGTGTCCGCATGGATCAACAGCGTTTATCGATTGACCGATTTGCAGTCGACTACGCCGGTTGAATTTTTCGATACTGGCGGACCGTCTACGCCGGCAGCATCAACAATCACAACATCGCCGGATGGTGTCTCGCTTACGATGGGGCATAGCACCAGCACGACGGCAACGCCTACTGTCGCCCTGACCGGCTCTTACACGAGCAACTTTGCTAACGTCCAATCGAACCCGTCGGGTTCGCGTTTCTATGCGCGCTCGGGTGGAAGCATGACGACAACCGGCGCCAGTGTAAGCGCGTCATATGCGTGTACTGGTGTTTCGTTTAGCTGCCAAAACGTCAGTATCAGTTTCAGATAGGCAATCATCATGGCTAGCATTCTCCCTAGTGGCGTACAAACCGTTGCCTTCAATGCAGGGCCATCCGCGAAACTCTACAGGCAACCGGTTGGCCTCGACACGCCAAAATCTGCTATGGGACCGAATAGTGTTCGCCTGGATATTGACTGGTCGGCAGCGCCATATTTGGCCAGCACCCTAAACCCGGTGGTGGCTGTTGAGGTTGACTTGCTCGGGTCGGCTGTTCAAACGCCATTGGATCAAATCAGGTCGGTCTATATCGACAACTCGAATTCTATCACGCCTATCTATGTGCAATTCCCGGATACTGATTTTGTAATTCAGTGTCCGCCTCGCTCGGTTGCTTGGCAACCTGTTTTGACAGGGCAACAGAAAGCTATCATCATGGGAGTGGGGTTTGTTTCAAACCTCGTCCCTGTGTCTCGTATTCACTTTACGAATATCGACGTGGCCGGTTACGTCGTCCCCATAGTCGGCTCAAATCTGGTGCGTGGCCAATTTGCCAGCAAAGGCGATAACGGCGGCGTTGTGGCGTCCTCGTTTTCCATCGGCAATCCGCAGTCGTCAGATCGCGCGCCTGATAGATTGTTGGTTGCGGCAATCGCAGTCGCTGGAAATGTCGCAGGAACCCCCAACATTACCAATGTGAGGTTTCGGACAACCGGAACCGGTGGCGCTGATTATCCGGCCGGCTCGTCTCTGGTAACTGTCGGGGTTTCGGGCGGCGCCAACAATTGGCAGATGGGTTTGTTTCGCGCTCTGTGTCCAGGTGGAACCAATATCGGGACAATGTTGTTTGACACTGCTATTGCATGTCGTGCTGCATCTGTCGGGGTTTGGTCTCTCTATAATACGAGTGACATTGATCCGATATGGGCGGATAGCTCAACATCTGGGACAACGCCCGGCGCCCTCAATCTGTCGCCGTTTGTGACGCAGGACGGTTTCTGTTGTCTTTCAGCAGGCGAGCGCGTAGCAGGCCCCGGCGATACTGCTTGGACCAATGCTCTTGAGAATGCGCAAAGCAATGTCGATGTGCTGGAATTCTCGCTCGCAAGTATCAATGGTAGCGCTGACAATTACGTTCCTGTTATCGCCAATACGGTTACAGCAATGCTTGGCGGGACTTGGAATTAGCGGCCAATTTGGGTCGGTTTGACTTAGGCGTCTGGGGTGATATTCTTGACCGTCACTTGACAAGGGAAAAGACCAAATGAACGGAATGGCATTGATGCTGAAAAGCATGGGAATTGATCCCGAGCAGATCAGCCAAAGCGTTCAGGGCATTTTGCATCTGGCGCAATCTATTGACGCTCGCCTTTCCGCGATTGAAAAAGACATCGCGGAAATCAAAGCCGCTCAAAGCGGCACAACCCCCGCGCCGGAAGATGTTCCGGCCATTGTTTCGGAGACTGCCGCATGACGCCCGAAGAAATCAAAGCCATCATCGCCGCCGAAGTTGCCGCTGCTGTCGCCGGCCTCACGTTGCCGACCGTCGACCTTTCCGGCTACGCCAAGACGAGCGACATTCCGGCGCTTCCCGATCTGTCGGGCTACGCCAGCGCCGAAGATGTCAAGTCCCTCGCCGCCGATGTCGCCACGCTGGTCGACAAGCCGGCCGAACCGGTCTCGCTGCATTTCGTCTGGCTCGACAAGGTGCTCGCCAAGTGGTTCGCCGCCGATCGTCCGACGCCGGCCGAAGTCGACGCCGCCAATGCCGGCTGATACGCCACCACTAGATTTGACCACACTCGGGGCGGAAACACCATTGCCGCCCCGAGATCACGCCATCTATGCGGGCGCCATCAAATCCGCGTCGGATGGATTTCCCGATCTGAATATGTCCAGGCAACAAATGGCCGCAAAGATTTTCACACTTGAGGCGCAAGTGTCGCGGCTGTTCAAGCAGTTGGGGATTGATCCGAATGGCTACGAGTGAAGCGGAAACGCTGGTCGAAACCGCAGGCGCAATTATGCAAGCGGAAATTGATGACGCACGCGAGCATGTCGCCAACGTTATCGAACACGCGTCGGAACAAATCGACGCTGCGAATGAACGCGCGGAAGAAATCGCCCGCGCAGCGATGGAAACTGAAATCGGGCGCCGCGTTGGCGCCCTCGAAACAAGGGGCTACGAATGGCAAGAGGCACTCGACGGGTTGCGCCGGGATTTGACATCCCTGATGGAGCAACTGTCCAACCTGCAATCGGCGGTGGCGGCGACGGCTACGCTGGTGGTGGCGACGGAATTGGCGGAACCGGCCCCGTCCTCATCGATCCCGCAACCCTCCTCGAACCCGGCGACGGTGGAAGCGGCAATGGATCAGGTGACGGAAGTGATACCGGACGCGCTAAGCGAAAATACACCCGCCGCGCCTCTGGAACCCGTGCCACCGGCCCGAAAGCATCGCTGGATGTAAACGGGCTGGAACTGGTCCTGCTTTCGATCCATTCGATGGGAGCGGCCATTCTCAAGACGCCCGAACTGGAACTATCGCAGCCGGAAGCGCATTCCATCGCTTCGGCGTCGGCGCAAGTTTTGCGCCACTATCCGGCTGTTGTTTTGCCAGCACAGACTGTCGATTGGATTGCGTTGCTTTCCGTGATCGGCATGGCATACGGGCCCCGTCTGGTGGCTATCCGCCAAAACCGGCTCAATCGTCAGGCGCCGCAACAGCCGATTGATCTTGGCAACTTCAATGATCTGCGCGCGACGGCACAGAAAGCACCGGCAGCAACGTCGACCGTCTCGCCAATTCGCCCGCAGACGCCCGCGCCTGCCCCGGTACCTACCGGAATGCAATCGGTCGACATTCCGGGTATGCCTGGCGTCCGTATTCTGAGGCCGGCGCAATGACACACCTTGCCGTTTTCCGTCCCTTCTTTTGGGCAATGCTTGAAGTCGGGACGCGCGAGACACCGGGGCCGAAAGCTACGCCTCGCGTCCTCGAGTATCGGCGCCTCGCCAAGCTCGACCATCTGAAAGGCGATGACGGCGACGTTGCGTGGTGTGCGATCTTTGAAAACGCCTCATATGAGGCGAACGGCATTCCGGGAACGCGTTCCGGAATGGCTCGCTCTTTTGAACGCTCTGACAATTTCTACAATCTGGGGCAACCCCTGATGGGTTGCACCGTGACGTTCTGGCGTGGCTCTGAAACCGGTGGACTTGGGCATGTCGGCAAATACGCTGGCGAGACCGAAACCCACATTCGGGTTTTGGGCGCCAACCAGGGGGACGCGGTTTCCTATGCCATGTTCCCCAAGGCCGGAAACAAGATGGGCGTAACCGGCTACTGGTGGCCGTATGGCGCCCCGCTTGTGGGGAAACTCGGCGCGTTTCCCATCAAGAATTGGGGCGATGTTGCCCCGGTGTCTATGACCTAGAAAGGGGCTACATATGAAACTCTCGACTTCCACCATGCTCAACTATCTTCTCGCCATCATCGGCGGCGTTGTCGCCGGGCGCTGGGGGATCACCCCCGACAACTGGAAAGAGCTTTCCGACGCGATCGTCACGCTGGTGCCGTCTGTGCTCGCAGTGATCGGCGCCGTTCGCGGCATCATAGCCGCCGACGCTCCCAAGGTGTCGTCCGGTGGTGAGGCTGTTCGGCTGTCGCCGGCCACCGCCGCGACGATCCTCGAAGCGGCGAAAACCCGCCCCAAGACGTTGTACGACGCAATTCGCAGTCTCGAATTGGGACGCTGATTTTATCGGGCCTTAAGTAATTCTGGTCAAAAAGCGTGCCAGTTTTTGGAACACAACGTGAAACTGGCAAACTTTATTTTTATGACCCGACATAGCTTGAGGCCCGAAAACCTGCCTACGGGCTTCCTATTCGATTTTAGAGGCATAGGCAATTATTGCCTGTCTTTTCGGAGTGCGAAAATTGGCAGAGCCACAAAACAATAAAGATTGGTTTAACTGGTCAGCGGCAGGGCCCATTATCCAAGTGGTAGTAATTGTTGCCGGAATGCTAATTGGTTTTGGCAACGTCATTACCAATCAAGACAGTCTCGCCAAGGCCCAAAACGAAACAAACGCCCGCGTCGACAAGCTATATGAGTTGCTTGTTTATCCGTCGGTCGCAAATCGGAACTGACTTAGCATGGCCGAATTCCGCTTTCCCGCTACCTCGCAACGGATTGCCATCATCGGCAGAACCGGAAGCGGGAAAACGCGCTTCGGTTGGTGGCAACTGTCAATGGCCCCTTTTGACAGTATTCCTTACGTCCTGATAGACTACAAGAGAGAGGGACTTTTTCAGTCGGTCGACCGTATCCGCGAGATTGGCCTAAATGAAGTCCCAAAACATCCGGGTCTTTACGTCATCCGCCCGATGGTTGGTGATGAAGAACCCGTTGAAAAATGGCTATGGAAAGTCTGGGAACGTGAAAGAACGGGGGTATACATCGATGAAGGATATATGCTCCCGCAGAACCCGCGCGGGGCGTTTACTGCGTTGCTTACACAGGGACGTAGCAAGAATATCCCGGTGTTCTGTCTCTCTCAGCGTCCCTCGTGGCTTTCACGCTTTGTCTTTTCGGAAGCGGATTTTTTCTCTGTTTTCCAACTCTCCGACGCCGATGACCAGAAAACGGCGCAGAGATTTATCAAGAGGGACAGATTAGACCTGCAAGAAGAATTGCCGGACTATCATTCCTATTGGTACGACGTTGCCCGACGCGAGGCTTTCCGACTTGCGCCGGTTCCAGATGAAGAACTGATAAGCGAGCGTATTCGGAAACGCTTGGCGCCACGTAAGAAGGAGATTTGAGCGATGGCAGAACGCGTGACACTTCAGTGGAACGTGACCAACTGGATTACGGTCGTGCTCATGGCCGCAATCGGAACCGCCATTCTCGGCTGCGTTGTCGCCGGGACTGGTGTCTATGTCGACCGTCGCGAAACCGGTTCCAGGTAGCGCCATGTTCGACAACATCAAGAAGGCCCTGCCCATCAATTGGGAGTTGGCCGCGAACCCCCTCAACTGGATTATCATCCTGTTGATGATCGCAATTGCCGGTGCGGCGATTGCCTTCATTCTTCCGCCCGCACCATCAACCGCTGAATAGGAGGACGCACATGGCTAATGCAAATGCCGCCGCGCCGCAGCAGTACACGCAGGAAATGAACAACTACGCGAGGAACCTCGTTCTCGCCAAGGCCATCGACATGTGGCAGATCATCGACGCACGAACGCTCGTGGGGACCATCCCGGGGCAGGTCGTCAACATCCCGGTTCGCAACGTCGGTCTCATCAAGCGTTTCGTCGTGGAAATCTCGGGTACGTTCACCCGCGCCGCCGCCGAGACGTACACGAAAACGGCTTTCGGGCCGGCGAACATCCTTTCGCAGATCGTGTTCACCGACCTGTCCAACCAGACCCGCATCAATACGACCGGCTGGCATCTTCACTTCCTCGCGACGGCACGTCGTCAGGCGGCTTTCGGCGCCGCCTATACCAATGACAGCCCGGTCGCCATCGGCAGCAACTACCCGGTTATCACCCTCACGTCGCCGGTGGCCGGCACGCCGGGCACGTTCCGCATGTTCTACGAAATCCCCATCAGCTACGGCGATTTCGATTTGCGCGGCGCCGTGTATGCCGCCGTCGTGTCCTCGACCATGAACCTGCAATTGACGGTGAACCCCAATTTCGCCGTGGCCTCGACTGCCGACCCGACGCTCGCCGTCTACATCAGTGACGGCGCCATCGGCGGCACGCTGTCGAATTTCCAGATCAAGACCTATCAGAACTATCTGGATCAGGTGCCGATGACCAACAACGGCCCGGTACTGCCCCTCCTCGATCTGTCGACGGCGTATCTGCTCAACAACACCGTGGTGTCTGGCCTCGTCGCCAATCAGGACAACGCGATCCCCTACGCCAACTTCCGCGACTTCCTGTCGACGTTCGCGATCTATGACAACTTCGGCACGGCGTCGACGGTCGGGACTGACATCAATACCTGGTCCATCCAGTCTGCCAACTACACCAACATCATCCAGTTGGACCCGTTCATGTCCTCGCTTCTCACTCGCGAGATCATCAACGACGATTTCCCGGCTGCGACCGGCCGGTCGGTCTACTATTTCGACCATCGCCGGAAGCCGATTTCGACGCTCCAGTACGGCAATATGCAGCTTGTCGCCAATCTGGCACAGGTGCAGGCGTCGACCTCGAATATCCTCGTGGGTTACGAGGCCCTTGCGATCATCAACCAGGTTACGCAGGCCGGCTCGCTGTACAACACCTAACCGCAAGGTTCGGTGTCTGGCCCGGTGGCAAGAGGCGCGAGCCACCGGGCCTTTCGACATTGCGCCGTATGGAGCTAGCAAGTGCAATCGTTCGGTTCCCGGTTTGCCGACTTTTTCGCCACACCATTCAAGGGCGCCGACATGGACGCCATTGATTGGTTCCTGTTCCTCGGGTTCATTTTGATCGTGTGGATCATGTGGGCCTATATCCTCAACCACATTCGCGAGGCTTCGACATGATTGTCCGCATCCTGACTGTCGTGCTGTTGATTGCCATCGGCATTTTCATCGGCGCCAAAAACCCCGGCCTGCTTTCCAAGGTCGGCATGTAGCTAGGAGGTTTCCCGCGTGTCGCAATCAAACATCATTTTCGCGTACCTGCTAATCGCGTATGTGATTTTTATCACCATGCGCGGGAAACTTCCAACCTATCTCGGGTTCCTGCTAGGGGGTAACAGCTAATGCCTTTCGCCCTAGTGTTTGTCGGTCTCATCATGATCGTGGTGGGCGTCCGAAATACCCAAGCAGAATTTGGCGCGCAAGTCGCAGCCGATTTCACTGGCGAGGGTAATTTCATCTGGTGGCTGGCGAGCCTCGGTGCGGTTGGCGCCCTTGGCTATGTGCCGGCGCTAAAGAAATTCAGCATCGCGTTCATGACGCTGATTATCATTGCGATGCTCATTGCGCAGCAACGCAGTGGCGGAACCGGTGGGTTCTTTGAGAAGTTTTCGGAGGCCCTGAAATTGGGGCCAGTCGCGCCCAAGTCTGGCGGCGATGGCTCTAGCGCTTCGGGTGGCACTTCCGACAATGGGGCATTGACCGCAGGCGCAAACGCGCTTGGGTCAGGCATCTATATGGAAACTGGTGACAGCGCTAGAAAGAACGCTGAAACTACCGCTGACATCGTCAAGATGTTTTTCTTTTGAAAGGAAAGTGAACATGAATAGCAGTGCTGTTGAAAGCATCGTTACGATCCTCACGGCTATCGTGGGCGTGGCGATCTTGGCGCTTCTCGTTTCCCGCCGCTCGAATACGGCGGGTGTGATCCAGGCCGCAGCGTCGGGCTTCTCTAATGCTCTCGGGACGGCGGTTTCGCCCGTTACCGGGGCATCCATCAACTTCAACGTGGGCTATCCGGCAACCGGGTTCGGCTCGTTCTAAGGAGGCCGATATGAGCCTGCTTGATATGTTCCGGCGAAAGCGCAACCCGTCGGCAGTGGTCGGAATTACCTCTGCCGATCTGGGGTTGTTCCATATCGCCTACGAGCGAAAGGCCATGCCGTCGCCCGGCATTCCCGCCTACGCCTATGAAACTCTGGGGTTGGCGGTTTTCACTCCCATCGGCGCCGGCATTGCAACTCGCGAGCCGCTGCGGTTTGCCACCCCGACAACCCTCTACAATAAGGCGGTTCCGCTTGCCGGCGTTCCGACCGTCTCGGGTTCGCTGGTCAAGGGGCCGCTGTTCAATCCGGATAGCGGTGGTTTCGCCGTTAGCCCGGCTGGGATGCTCAACGATCCGTTCCCGTTTGCGCTGACAAGTGCGGCTGGGGGTGCATTGTGAGTGTCCTCGATTTCGCCAAGAAACACCCGGTAATGGTCGGTGGCGGCGTTCTGGTCGCCATCATCGCCGTTGTCCTCGTCATGTCGAGCGGTGGCGGCGATGGTACTGCGTCGGTCGTCTCCCAACAGGGCGATGCATCGGCCGGCGCCGCATTGCAGGCTGCGCAGTTGCAGGCGCAAGCGCAGGCATATGCAACCGACGCGGCTTTGGCCGCAAAGGAAAGCGACAACTACACTGCGGTAGCCATCGCAGAAATTCAGGCTGCTATCTCGGGCAAGTCTATCGAGGCCCAATATCAGCTTGGGGCCATGCAAATCCAGTCAGATCAGGCGACTACATTGCAGGGCCAGACGCTTTCGGCTCAAGTCTCGAATGCGCAGATCGCGGCGCAGACGCAGCAGACCGAAATGATGTATAACACCATCAACAACCAGACAAACGCTCTGGTGAAACAAGCCCAGATCAACAAGAAACAGCCGGGCTTGTTCTCGTGGCTGTTCGGCTAGGGGTGACGCAATGAAAGCTCGTGCAATCGCTTTGGGCATTGCGGTGGCCGCTCTGGTCGCCGCCGTCGCGTGGCGCAATCCCAATGTCAAGGCCCTGTTGGGTGGCGCTGCAAATCTGGTTGGCGTCTCTCTGACGCCGGCCAACTCGAATGTTGAAACGGGGCCCTCATACCTCATCAGCAATCAACCGTGGATGTTCTCCGACCCTGCGTCGGCAGTGTCGCCATCCGTCGCGCAACAGACGGCAGGAAGCCAGCCGGGCATTATTCGGCAGTTCTCCATGCTGTTCAAAACCGGGAGCTAACACATGGCCTCGAATGGTAAGAACTACGGAACCGTTGAAAGCCTGCGGGTGTTTCAGCAGACGCCCGCGCCGCAGTACGTTTCGGCAAGCGACGTGAATTTCGGGCCGGCCGGCATCGTCATGCCGACGCCGCTCATGCCGTCCTCTATGCGGTTCGCAACGCCGCAGGCCAACAAGATGCTCAACCTGCCCGGCGTCATGAGCATCTATGAGAACCGGCGCAACGGCCAGACGTTCTAAGCGAGGTTCGCGGTGGCTGACTTCTTCACGTTCCTGGGTGGCCTGTTCTCAAATCAGAACGCCGTGCCATCCGTCGGATCGCCAATCGGCGCCGGTTCTCAGGACCGGTTGCCGGCCGGTCAAGACTTGTTCATCGCCGGGGCGCCAAACGCTGGCGTCTCGGCGTCCGAATGGTTCGGAGGATCGTCGGGCGGAATGGGCGGGACAATGCCGGGTGGTCCTAGCGCTAGCTCGTCAAATGACATCGGCGCCGCAGTCAACAAGTTTCTTTTTGGCGGCGAAACGGCACCGTCAAACCCCCTCGAATGGATTACCGGAACCGGAAGCGAGGGGCCAACCGGTGCGGGTGTTTCTGGTGCTGTTGGGGAGAATGCCTCAGAATGGTTCGCGCGCGGCGCTATCGTCATTCTCGGCTTTATCTTTGTGGCAGTTGGGCTTGCCTTGTTCGGCAAGCCCGTGGTCGAGACAGTCAAAAACGCCGTTTGATCTTGGCGGCGTCGCGAGCATTGATCGCGGCGCGGCTTGCGAACCTTGGCGTTGACGTGGCGAGGTTCCATGCCGGTGATCTTGGCTTGCCGGCCAAAGTCAACCGTCATACCCTCGTTAGGATCGTAGCCGGGATGTTCATCATCGCGGCGACGGTGGTATTCTTCGAGGGCCCCGCAGATCAGGCCGGCGTATTCTTCCGTCATCGCGTCGGCAATCGTCTTGCCTATGCGGGTGTCTCGAATGCTGGTGCCGTCGTTGCCGATGACAAAGCGAGTGTCGATCATAGCGTCCTCGCGAATTCATCGTAGGTCATGCGATAGGCGCCACGCAAACCGTATGCCTCATTCGGAAGCGACAGAGCATAGATAGCCATCGCGGCCGATAGTGCCAGAGCGATCAGAAAAACGATCCTCAATTTCAGTCCCCTTGATTTTGCGCACCATTGCGCAACGATCAGATTATACCACACAAGTTAAATTAGTGTGTCACGAAATGCCCGAAAATCGGGTCGAGTTTCGTGAGGGGTGT